ACTAATAGGTTTCAATTCGTTATCGAATAATGCTGGCCTTTGTTTAAAAGTGTCTCCAGTTTTACCATTGGTACCACTGGCTTTCATTTTAAACTTAAAGATAACATTACCTTCCTCATCTTTTTTATAAGGTGGGTTATGTTCCTTTATGGTTTGTTTGTTTGATTTTTCTTTAGCCTCATTGACAGCTTTGATTTGATATTGTTTTATAATTTTTATCAACTCTTGAGCTTGAGTATCCTTAAGACTTAAGTCTACTTTGTACTCACCTTCTGGTTTGAACCTCACATCACATTTTGTCAAATGTGGATATATGGCTTTACCAAAAGGAGAAGTATATGTTTGTGCTTTTTGCATCTGAACCCTCCTGGTTCTTTGGTTATTATTAATTTGATGAAGCTTCTGTTCATCTATAGTGTCCTCTTTAGAACGCTAGCGTAGTGGTTTAACTACAAAAATAATAACTACCTAATACATTTTTAATATCCAAGTTGCCTTGTGCAGGAAGTGCTGGGATTTTATGTCTTAAGTTTTTAGGAACCTGAAGTTCAACCTCCTTAAGAAATTCATTCAATAAATTTTTGTTATCAAATATTTCTACGAAGGCTTCTCTTAATGCTATGTTCATAGTAGATACATCTGTAGCTAGTACACCAAAACTATCGTGTACGCAGGCAAAGTTCTCAATACTATATTCACTAGCTTTACATACTGCTTTCATTAATAACGAAGCATCTAGTGAATGAACAAAACATGGAGCTATAGAATTGGCTACAGCTTTTTTATTTATCTTATTTGTTTCAACAGCAATATTAACTTTCCTAATATCAGGTGTATATGTACCACTCTTTGGTCTAAATATTTTTTCACCCATATAAGTATTAACTCTTTTAGTTGTTAATTGTGGACAGACTAATTGAACAATAGCTCCTGTTGGAGTTGTCCATACAACAGGCAATCCATTTTCAGAAACTAATTTAGATACTGTTTGCAACCACTTCATCGCTTCTTTAGCAGATAAGATAACTTCATCTAAAGCTTTCCAAACTAATCTTGAAAGATAAGCTGAACCTTTAAATATATTTGGAGTTTCTGGTTTAGGATTTCTGTCTGTAGAAAAAGGAATTTCAATACCTTCTTCTTCCATATCCTCCAGGTACTCTTGGATATATTTTCTACAAGAGAATTGTGTAAGTCCATAGACAATACACATAGTGACTTTCTTTGTAGTCTTTCTGTTTATCCCATAGTCTAACCAAATATCTCGTAGCAAACTATCTTCTTCTTTTTCAAGAAGTTCTTTTGTTTTGGAAGCAACCTCACCATATACATCTTGAACCTTATTACTTGGTATTAAGTTTACAGCCTGGCCACCAATTTCATCTTTAAGTAATCCAGAATAAATTTGTAAACCTGAATTAGTACAATCAGAATAACAAATTAAATGTGTAATAAACTTTAATGATTTGTTTGATTTACAAAAATTATTCCATTCAAAACAAAATGCCAAGAATTGTACAGGTTCGGAACAATGAGCCCAAAACTCGTAGTGATTATGTGGGTCTTCAGCAGTTGCTTTAATATGTTCTTCATTTTCCTCAACCCATTTAACTCTATTGTCTAATGTATCTTTATCGTGACCAAACATATTAGCTCCATGGATAGCAAGCTTTCTTACAGCTCCTTCACCAGCTAAAGGTTTACCATTTCTAAATAACAATAGACCTTTTGCTAAATCATTATTCTGATAGTTTAATCCTTCAGGTACACAATAAATTCTATATCTAAAATCATATTGTAATGGAAACCAGAACTCTAAAAATTGTTGGTATGTATCTGCAACACTAAAAACTTTTTCAGTCAATAATGCTTTACTATCTATTGTAGCATTAAAATCACATACAGCTTTTTTCCTCCTGCTGTAATCTTTTCTTGCTACTTCATTAGTTGCTATATCAAAAGGTTTAGTAGGTTCCTCTATTTTATGAGAAGGTAGACCAGCAATTGCTAATCCCTTGTCATGAATAGTCCTCATAACCTGGTATACAGGAATGTTTATTGTAAACGCTGTCTCCTGTAATGTGTTTATACATTTATAGACTTCAGGCATTTCATGTGCTCTGTTTGCTATTTCTTCCAGATATGCTCTGGATGCTCTTTTCACCATATTATAGTGCATCTTTTACCTCATTATTTGTTGATTGATTTTCTGGCTTTGTGTAGCCATTAGTGGAACTTAATTGATTAGGCCTTAAATCCTTGATGTAATAACCACCTGAATATGGGTTGTTATCCCACCTTTTAGGTTTAATTACCATCGGCTCCCTAAATGGTTTAAGTATTTCTGCATGGATTTTTTTGTTTTCAATCCAGGTCATAGTCTTCTCGGTTGCCTGGACATAAACAATGGACTTGCCTTTTACAGCAAATGTTTTGGTGAGTTTAATAAAGCCAGTTGTGCTAGCTAATAATTCAAGAAGTAATTTACCGAGTTTTACTTTCTCTTCTTTAGACCAACCAGAGTATTCTAGTTCATGTCTGTTCATAGCGTATTGAAATACCTTACGCTTATGTCTGTAGTTATTCTTTGATTTTAACCACTCTTTTGTTTGAGTATAATTTTTATTATCACTCTCTTTGAAGTACAATAACCTGGCCTCATCCTCAATTGCTGAAGCTATTTTAAGTAAAGCTTTAGTTTGAGTGGATGAAACAGTGATACTATCTAGTACAGCTTTTAATGTAATAAAGGCTATACCTGACCACCTCTCTGGTTTATCTTCTGCCACTTCCTGAATAGGAATACACTTTGATAATAAGGTAGCTTCGGTTGCATACCTCTTCGCATGGCCATCAAAAGCTTCAGTAAAGTATTTTTCAATACCCTCACATAATGGCTCTAATCCTGTTTGGATTAATACCTGGCCATATACTGTTGTGCTCTCATTGGTTTCTCTAGGCTTACCAGAATTGTCACCTACTTTTGCCCTAGCTTTATTGATTGTCTTATGGAACCTTTTTATTCCTGACCTAATCATAGCCAACTCTATTTGTTTTTCTGCTTCTATTTTTTCATGTAGAGTTGAAGGCACATTCTGTGAGTTTTTAAGAATGCCGAATTTCTCTAGTATTTTTGCGTCTATTTCCATATTAGCCTCATTAGTGTTTATAGTTTGTTCGTAGATTGTGTGCATTGAAGTGCACATCTACTACGCCAGCGTACATATCACATATTAACTATGCAACAGTTTATTCGGCTTGATTTATAAGGTATTCTACTACGCCAGTGTAGATAACTCGGAGGCGTAATTTGTGGTTGTAGCTTTTAAGTCTACCGACAAATCATTTAATGTTAGTTTACTTAACTTAATCACTTACGCCTCCTTCAAGCTTTGCATCTAGTGCACTTAAATGCACTATTGATGCACATTATTTTTACTAGCTTTTACCACCAGAGACAACTTTTAACTCGTCTCTTAATGTATCCAGTTTCTTTGCCATATTAATCTTACCTTTAGGAAAGAAATGAACATATCTTCTTGCAACAGGTGAATTGAAACTCCAACCCATCCAGTCACAAACTTCCATAAATGTAGCTCCTGCTTCAGCTAGCCTCGAAGCACAAGTGTGTCTACAAGTATGAAACACAAAGTCTTTGTTATCAGCTTGTCCAAGTTGCTGTCTTACCATCTGCCACTTGTAAGTCATTTGCCTGTAGCTGGTCTCAAAGAATGTTTTCATGTTCGACCTACGCATCAATATTTCTTTTGTTCTAGTAGCTAGACCAATCGAAGTATGAGTGTCTGTCTTTTGTCTATATACATGAGCTGTCCAACCATCTTTAGACTTTTGCAAATCTTTAGGTGCAAACTGTATAGCTTCTTCAGCTCGACAACCTGTATCTATAAGAACTTTTACAAAGTCTTCCAAGTCATGGAAACCAAAAGTTTTACATTGTTGGTAGATAGCTTCTTCTTGCTCGTATGTATAAATAGCAAGCCTTGTTAGCTTTTCTTTTTTTCTAGGTATCTTTAACAATTTGTCTGCTGTTATAGTACCTTGTTCCAAAGCGTGTCTGAACACTTTGTTTATGCAACAAGCCCTTCTATTATTTGTAGCTGTTTCAGAGAACTGTTCGGTAAACTTATACCATTCAGTTTTATCTATTTCTCTTAACAACTTATCTTTACCCCAAAAGGAATAGAAATAACTGAAGAAGTATTTTTGTCTTTTACCATGTTCAGTATCTTTCCACCCACTCTCTGGGTCATTATAACAAGCTTCACAAGCTTGCTCTAATGTTGCTTCAGTAGTTGCTCTTCCTGCTGGTACATTCTTACCATCAATCAAAGCTTTACGAAGCTGTTGTTCTTTAGCAAGTGCATCATCACTCGTATCACAAGTAGCAGTTTTTCTACCTCTACCTTTTACTGATACGAACACTCTGAACTTACCATTTGCTGTCTTACTTATACCCATAATTATATAGCCTCCTTTATTTTATGGTTATTGAATAGGCCTTTAAATTTATGACCAACAGTTGTAAGCATGACATCTTTTTGTCTTCTGTCTTGCACACTTTCTGAAAGTTTTACCAAGCCTAATTTTACTAACACTGCACAATTTCTACTCATTGATGCAGAGTTTAAAAAAGTACCGAATAAATCTGCATACTTTTTATTTGCATTTTCCACCGACATTTCCCCCTCTTTAAGGTGACACATCGCATGGAATAACATCAAGGTGTGAAGGTACAAACCATTATCCATGTCTTTGTTTTTACCCAACTTATGAAACCTTGACATCACTTCACCGAAGTTAGCCATTGATTGCTCCTTTGTTTTAGTTAGGCAAATGTTATGGATAGCAGTTGTTCTTATCATGGAACTCTCTGCAAAAGTTCCTGGCACCCCTATGTGTGCGTTTTGTTTCTGAATGTAATGTCTTACATTTATCATATCACTTGCAATTGTCTTAATTTCTATCAAAAATAACTACGCTAGTCTAGTATTATTTCTAGCGTAATTACTTCTTCAAAGTTGTAATTTTATTTGCTTCTGTACCAGTATCCTGCAATTGGGTATCCAGCTCATAAAGGCCTGCATCTGCTAATTCTATTAGCCTATTTACAGAGACCACTAAACGCCATTTAAAAAGTCTAAACATATAAGTCTTCTCATGGTCGTTCTTATATTTATTGAACTCAATAGGAGACTTGAAAGTCTGCTTATAGAGAGCTTTAGCTGGAACGAATACTGAAACATCTTCAATAGTAAAATCTATATTTTTATATTTCATAATATTATCTCCTTAACATCTTCTTCTTAATTCCCAAGAGAACATCTATAGAACTTAAGAAAAAAAATTCTTAAAATTAAAAATTTAATGGAGTGATTGTTCCGAATAGAACTACTTAATAAATAGTTGATTTGCCTACAGCTTGTCAAACATAAACTAATAGTTTTCCAAAAATAATTACACTCATAGTTTGAATGTGTGGATAACAAAGTAGACTTTGTGCACTTCGGTAATCCCACAGTATTAATTTTATAATAATCAGACATTACAACTTGCTATTATTCCAGTATTGGATTTTCCAATTCGTCTAATTCTCTAAAATAAAATTTAGCAGAAGGATATGTGTCCTTAACTGCTTCTCTTATTTCTCTGAACGAATTGACATAGCTTCGTATTTTACCTGCAACAACAGGTTTACTCTCTACGAATAGTTGTCTTTTGTTAAGTCCTTTGTCTGATACCAGGACTACTTTTTTATCAATTGTCATTTGATTGACACCTCGCTTGAAGACCTTGGTATTTCAACAGTACCATAATCTGCATAAGGACATACTTTATCGAATAGTTTTCTATGTTCCTTATTCACACAATAAGTTATTGCACTAGCAATACTTATAGTTAGGTTTTCATTATGATGCTGTAGGTCTTTCAGCTTTAAGTAAGTTTCATGTCTTAAACTTACACTTTTGTATTTACTTGCGTCTGCCATTTTTACCTCATTTGTTCACTTGTTAATAATGTGTTGGCTCATGTGGTAGAAAGAAAGAGATTAATCAGGAAGACTAATCAAAAACCCAGCAAGAGCCAACAATGAGTAGATAACATTTATTTATTATTATTAAATGGCAACAGTTCCACAGCACTGTGGTGGAAGCTTGTTTATTCCACTGCTCTATAGTGGAAGAGATTTATTTTATTTTTAATGGAATTTTATCTTTTGGATTATCTTTATTCCAAGAGACAATCATTAACTTAATATTCTGTCTTAAGTTTTCATCTGAATTAAAATATAAATCTTCTTCAATGCACCAATTTTTAAATGGTTTTGAAACAGCAAAAACCTTAAGAGGTTGTTTTGTTTTTAAATGATTTCTATATAATTTTATAAAGTTATTAATAGCTAGTTTAGAATTTGTTTCATACTCTCTATATAATCTTAATTCTAAAAATCTTTTTTTAGTTTGTACTGAACCAACACAATAATCTAATACTTCTTGTGGTGTCATGTTAATGCTTCTTAATATGTCTGCAAGAGTAGCCCAATCATCATTTTCTAAATTTAATTTTTTCTTATGTTTTCCATGTGCTTTAATTAAATCAAATGGTGATTTTAATTCATGCTTGTAAAGATATTCTAAAAGTTTATCACCCTCACCCACTATCCAGTGTGTGCTACCATCTTTAGCTATTTTACTTTTTTCTCTAGGTTTAAATCTTGGAACAAGAGGTACTAATTTACTTTGTTTTAATATTTGTTTTCTTCTCCTGCCACCACCCATATCTGTAGCTTTGTTATGCTGTTCTCTTTGTGCTTTGTTTGTAAGAGATTGAGTATTCTCTGAAATCTTTTTTATTGTTTGGGCTGAATTAGAAATAGGCTTCCAACTTTGTATAGTTTTTAATGCCTTCTGTTCGTCTTCAAATAAATCATCAAATATATTCTTAAGAGGCTGTGTTCTTACTGGTTTATAATCTTTAAAAAAATCTTCAAATATATCACTGAAGTCATTTTTAAAATCTTCAAGAGAACCAATATCATCTTGTTTTTTTAAATAGCCTGCGTCTTGTGGTGTTAAACCTTTTTTAAATTCGTATTTTTTTCCTGTCTTTGTATCCTTAAAATCATAAAATTTATCTTTTATGAATTTTGAAACCTTTTTAGGTATCTTTTTAGTTTTCTTTATAGGTGCCATGTAAGAGATATAACAATTTATGAATTAAAATGTAAGAGATT